CTTCTTCATCGTTGACCTGGTTGGTGCTGATCTTTTCCAGCTCCTCGATGTCAAATTTCACCAGCTCCGCGATATCATCCCGTACATTTGCACATTGGTTTGGCCATTCTCTGGGTGTTGTAGGCATATCCTTTCTCCTCGCGCTGCTTGTGCGCACCCTGCGAAATCGGCATGCTTGTCGCCGAATGAGCAAGGGCTTCTATTTTCCGGATCCGACCCGGAATCGTCCTGATTACTCCCCGATACGTCCTGATTCCACCCGGATTGCGCCGGATATGCACACCTCGGGTTGGCGTGCTACTCTAATTTCATGAAAACTATTTGCCTGATCCACAATCACGACCCCTGAGCTTCAACTTTCTCAGCATCCGCGGCCTGTATCTTCACAAAGCGATCATGGATGAGCACCTCGACCATGTTTTGTTGTGATCGCATTTCCCTGAGGCGAATTACCTCAAGCTCAGCAATGATCTCAGGGGTGAAGCTCCAAGTCTTTTGTATTGATTTTGTTTCTGCCATAATGCCTCCAACGAACTGTGTATTATTTATGAACTGTGAATATTATACAAACATAATTCTGGAATGTCAAGTGTTTATACATAAATAGTCTTATATTCGCTATAATGAAAAATATGAAATCTGATGATCAAATAAGGGAAGATTGGTACGCATTTTCTAACCGAGCGTTTATTGAGTGGCGCGGGGATACTCGCAAAACCCTCACAGATTTCGCGGATTGGGTTGGCATATCTCAATCACTTATGTCAAGGGAAATGCAAAAAGGCGGTGCTGTTCCTCGGGATCAGAAGACCATTACCGCCTGGGTGAGCCGTTATGGCTCCAAGGTTTACGAAGTTTTAGGGCTGCCTGAGCCTGATAATGGCTCAGACCGTTTGCCTGAGCCGCTCAAATCCATCTCGCGCGAAGTGCGCGAAACCCTGGCCGAATACACCGCCTCCGGCAACGCAGATCCGCCGGATACCGGCGCCATCCTGGACGAAATTATGAAAAAGTACGGGTATATCCTCAGTTCAACCGAAGATTGATCCAGAGGATTGGTGTAGATTCTTTTCCCCATCAGTGCTCCATTCTTTTGTGTGAGGGTCATATTGGCAGAATCATTATAGAACGGTTTTTCTATAATTGCAACTTAAAAAGGAGGGTAACATGGGCAGAAAAAAAGGTATTCCTGGTCTTTCGTTTAGTTGGAAGCGGGCTGTCGGTATTTCCGGCGCGAAGTCAAAAATATCACGGGCAACCGGGATACCCACAACAAAATCAGGCAGAAGAAGAAAAGCGGGGGCAGCAATGGGTTGCTTACTACCAATTTTACTCATTTTTACAATGACAATTTCAATGATCTTGATTTTCTAGCGGAATAATGCCCTCTGACGCCCCTTTCCCCCTCAATTCCCGCGTGGTGGCCTACCTGCGTGATTCAGGCGGCGAGGATCAGGATCTCTCCGTTGCCCAGCAGGAAGCCTTTGTACGCGGCTGGTGCCAGCAAAACAACCTGGTGCTCACTGCCATTTTCGCTGATGTTGCCACGCCAGGCTCCTCCACAATCGGTCGTGACCAATTCCGCAAGCTCATCGATCATTTCCACAACCCCGACTGCCCCGATGCAGGCGTCATCCTCTGGAAGTTTTCCCGCTTCTCGCGCTCAATGGACGATGCCCAATTCTACAGGGCAGATCTGCGCCGCCGCGGCTTCATCGTTCACTCCATCCAGGATAACATCCCCGACACCACCGACGGCCGCATTTACGAAGCCCTCATCGACTGGATGAACAACAAGTTCCTGGAGGATCTTTCGATGGATGTCAAACGCGGTCTTCATCACCTGGTAACCACTTACGGCGCCCTGCCCGGCACCCCTCCCCGCGGATTCATGCGCGAACCGGTGGCCATCGGCTCCCGCCGAGACGGCTCCCCCCACACCGCCTGCAGATGGTCCCCTGACCCTGAAAAGTGGGATCTCTGCCTGCAAGCCTGGACCATGCGCGCCCAGGGCATTCCCGTGCGCCGCATCCACAAAGAACTGCACCTTTTCGGGTCCATCAACTCCTATTCCACGTTCTTCAAAAACCCCCTCTACCTGGGCGAGCTGCATTATGGGGATTTAGTCATCAAAGACTACACCACGCCCATGGTCACTCGCGAGATCTGGGATATCGTGCAGGAATTGAACCAGGCTAATTCAGCCGGGCATTCTCCCCTGCACAGGAGGACCAATGACCGCCATCCCCGCCGTGAAAACAGTACCTTTGTGCTCAGCGGCTTGTTGCACTGCCCGCGCTGCGGCTCTCTGATGAACGGCATGAGCGTGCGCTCCACCAAGTCCGGGCTTTTCGAGTATTACCTTTGCAGCAACGCCAACAGCAAGGGAGATTGTGACGCCAGGCGCGTCCCCAAAGCCACCATTGAAACCTTGGTCATCGAGAAGATCCTCGAATACGTGCTGGATCCGGAAGCGGTCAAGGAGCGCGACAAGGAGATGGCGCTTGCCCAGGCAGATAATCCAAAACGCATCAAAAAAGCGCTCGAGGGATGCAATGCCAGGCTGGCCAACAACGCCCGGCGCATAGAAAACGTCACCAACCGCCTGGCAGAGGAAAAGAAGCCACCACAATCGCTTCTGGCAAAATTACATGAGCTGGAGCTGGAACATTTGACACTTTCTGCTGAGAAAGAGCGTCTCAAATCGATGCAAAACCACGAAACCGTCTTTGTGCGCAATCCCGAACAGATCCAGAAGATGGTTGATGGCTTCAACTATTCAATGACCCATGGCACGCTGGAAGAAAAGCGGGATGCGGTCCGATCATTGGTGGTAAGGGTTGCCGCTGAGCGTGATGGTGATTTTATCCGCGGTATTGTCCGTTTCTTCAACCCAACGGATGAAAAGCGCGGATTTATGTCTATGGCTGGCGGCACTGTGGAGGCACCTGAATATAGACATAAAATCTTCACCTTCGAGTTCTGTGTCAAAATCAAACAAAAGAGCCAGTGATCACTGGCTCTTTCTGTACATGGTCTTGATCTTCCCATCCGCCCTGCGTACCTTCACCGTCACCACCTCGCCCTGTTTTAACATTCCCCGCAGGAGATACTCACTGTATTTCAACCCATGCCCGGTGGCGCGTGAAAAATCCTCCGCGGTAAAATCTCCCGGCTGTTCCACCGCCAGCTTGTGCCCCTCCGCCAGCTCCTCGAGGAATTCATTGATCTCATTCGTAATGGTTCCATTCATAACACCTCCACAGTCCGCACGTCAACGCTCGAATACAGCCGGTGGGTTTCGGTGATCACCCCGTTCTCGAACGCGAACACGATCAGTCCGTGCGAGATCTCGTTTTGGCTCTGGGTCGCCTGGGTGCCGTGGTCGTTGAACATCGACCACGACGGCAGCACATACAATTCAGATTTGAACCCCTTCATTTCCAAAAATTCATATACCGGGGTGTGATAATGCCCCCTCAGCACAAGATCAGGCGGTTTTCGATGGTCCATGATCTCGCGCTGCATCAGATCTCGCATATAGAATCTTGCTGTATTTCCCGCCAGCCAGTTTCTGGATCCTGGATGAGGTCCATGATGCGCATAATCGGTCACCACGCCGCCATATTCCAAGAGCCCATGATAAAGCGGCTTGATATCCACCTCCGGATACCTCGCCGCCAGCAATTGTGCCAGTATTAATTCCAGTGATCCCTCACCGGCGTTATGCGCCTGCGTTCCGATCACCTGCCGGTATGCCTTGAGATGGCTGTAATCGAACCACGGCCGCGCATTATAGTCCCCAATCACTGCCTGATCACTTAACCTCGTGCTCACCAGTCCCTGTGGATACTTGATCCCGTGGCAGGCATCCCCCAGGTGAAGCACCAGCATTTCACACTGATCCGCAATGGTAAAAGCATCCTCGATCGCGCGCAAACGCTTTTCCCACAAATACTCCTGGGATTTGCTCATGCTGGGCTGCCAGGGAGTGAGGTTGCCCACTTCATCTTCTGAAAAAAGTACCGTCGCCGGGTTCATCAACGCCAGCCTGAAACCCCCGTGAGTATCAGTTTCTACTGCCAGAACCTTCCGTTCACCTCGTGCTTTGTTTTTCCCCGAACGTAGTGAGAGTGATGACGGTTTTTTCAATAGGACCTCACTTTAATGCAATTCCGGATGCACTGCCCACAACCTTTTCAACTTTTCAGGGTCAGTAACTTCAACTGGCACTGCTGTCACCTTACTGAAAACAACCATCCTCAGCACTTCCTCGTACCGAGATTTTAGGTCCACGGTTGCGCCGTCCCAGGTATCCATGATCACATAGCCATTGGAATTCTTGCCCTTGATCACCACCCAGTGCGGCTCCAGGGAAGTGGTGGACGGGTTGTGATCGACCTGGGCGATCACCAGTCTCCGGCTCACCAGCACCGCATCAATCCCAGCTTCGGTAACCAACGCGGAATCCTTGATGAAATTGTCCCAGTCCACCGTAATGTCTGGGTAGATTTTCGTTATCGCATCCCAAATAAGGAGGATGTCGCTTTCATATCCATCCTTATTGACCAGGTCCCGGTTCAATTGTCCTGGATTGGTATTTTTTCCGAGGAAAGCAGCCACGGCAGCAAGGCAGGAAACTGCACAGCCCTTTTCACCCATCGTGGAAGTTGATGTGCCCACCGGGTCATTCTTCCACCTGTCATCTTTCTGGCTGAAAGCCGGAACGGTCATGACCGGGATGGCTACCACCGGAGGCGGCTCAACTGGCGGAGTGGTGATTATCTGCATGTAAGATCCCGACACCCACTGCCCCTCTCCGATCCTGTACCACCCATTACTGACCTCGTAAACCAGCTTCTTTTCACCGTTCATCAGGTATCCGAGAACAATGGCGCTGCCATTTGGTAGTTTCCGGATTGTCAGGCTTTTGGCGGCAGTACACTGTGCCCAGAACCCCGCGGTCACCGGAGGAGCTGGAGGAGCCTGCCCGGCGCTGAACGTGTTCCAATCCGCAGCCGTTTTGAGCCAGATATTCAGGTCAAGCTGCCTGATTCCTGTTCCAAAAGTAAGCCCATCGCTGACCCCATCCCCATTCACATCACCATGACTGGCATACTGCCAGATGTACGGGGAAGTCCAGCCCTTCGTTGCAGTACACATCTTGACCACGGAGTCGGGTGTTTGATACTCGTTATACCAGGCAACCCACAGCGGCCGTGTTCGATGAACAACTGAAAAATTGTTCAACAATCCCAATGAACAATAGATCCCGTTCCTCTTGCCATTCAGCTTATCCATCTCGGTGAAGAAGCCATCGATCATCTTTCCCACCCTGATCCACACGTTCGTGATCGCCGGGGAATAACTGGCGTCGCCGCTTTCGATATCCAGCCACACAATGGTACCGTCGTTATCATCCTTGATCTGCGCCCACAGGTTTTGAGCCTGCAGCTTGCCCCAATCAAAGTCGGTCATGCCATAGGCAGATGAAGCCGGGTTGTACCAGTTCGAATAGTAATCCAGATACCAGTAGACCATGCGCAGCATCACGCCCTTGCAGTTCACCCAATTTATCCTGAATTTAGGGTCAATTCTTTTACCGTGCCCCGCCCTCATCACGTTGAACAATGCCCCGGTCTTTTTTAACTCAGGCATATTCACCGTAAGATTGAACTCACTGGTGTCGACTCCTCGTATTGCGTAGTTTCCAAAAATTATCGGCATTTTCTACTCCTTTATTTGCAACTTCCGTTGGCTCTCACCAGCGTCACTTCATGCGCCGGAGCGCCCGTCAAGACCGCGTCCACATCAAAGGCAAACCCGCCCTTGAGCGCCGCGGTCTGCACCTTGCTCAACTCAAGCCTTACGGTTTGAGTGATCCCCGCTCCAGCCGTGACCACGGTCATTGCAATGGATGTTGATCCGGTTTCAAAAGTCACAGTTGCCCCAGTCAAATCCGGCCAATCTGCGCTGGACCATTCAAGCGCGCGTCCGTCTGCGTTGTAGTAATCATCTCCAGAGACGATTTCAATATCCCCACCTGCAGCTACAGGACCAACCACATTAACTAATGCTGCACCGCCAGTGGCAGGCATTCTGCTGGTAATTGAGGCATTCAGATATGCCAATTTTGAGCTGTTGGCGTCCATCTCTTGCCTTATCTGTGTGACCGTTGGCACCGATGGAATTGCCGCTGTTATTGCAGCTTCCAACAGGCTCTCGTCCGCAGGATCCGTAGGCAAATTGTCAGTCTTCACCTTGACTGCATCCACAATTCCATCCACCACAGCCAACGGAGTGAGCACGTCCTGTTGGTTGGTAACCGTTGTCACCACCGGCACTGTGATATTCGTCAAGGTTTTCGGAGCTGCGGCATCCTTGATATTGTCCAGGTCTACCCCAGCCTCGCCAGTAGCGCTCACATCCAATGTCCTGCCAGCGGTTGTTGGTCTCAAATAAGTAAGCTCGAATATCCTTGTCACAATATCCGGAGTGGCAGTGTCCCCAGCCAGCCCCTTCACGTAAAACTTCACCACATCCCCGCTATTCACCGGGATCAGTATGCTCACAAATCCCACGCTGATAATCGCTGTCGGAACAGTAAACGTTGAGATAGGTCCTTCCATGAACGCAGCTCCTGCCCCGCCCGCCTGGATGGTCGCGTAGATCTGGTAATCACCCCCGCCTGCCACCTGGTCAAGGTGGATTCGCGCAAATATCGCCCGGTCAGCGTCCGCCGTGAAGGTATGTGCCAGCAAAAACGCGCTGATATTTTGATTACTTAACGAACTGGTTTCAAGTTGTCTCATCAGCTCACCTCCGGCTGCCTTCCATCACGATAATGTTTCACCCTGCGGGTTCTTACCAGCGTGTCAACTGCATCATAGATTTCGGTCTTGATGACATTCACCTCGCCAGTGGCATAATAAGTCCAGGTCATCACGCGCTTGCTCACCTGTACCCGCGTGTCATCGTCCCGCTCGATCTCAATTTGCGATTCGATCTGCCCGTCCGCGCGGTATGTCCTGATGGGTTCGTCCCAATCGGTGTCTCTATCCCGTAACATGCGGATGAGTTCGCGCCGTGTGAAATTAGCCTGCAAATAAGCCGTGATACTGGCGATGATCTGTGCCTTTGTTGCTGCGCGAAGTTGCTGAATGGTCATATCTGAGATTTGCATATTACCCCCGCACCAATAGCACATAATAACTGTTTACCTTATCTACGCCAGCAGATGTTCGATTAGTCGTAGTTACCCTCTGCGCGTTTGCTGTCCCATTAGGATTGGTGGTTGAAGTCCAAAAATTAGAAGAGGGGATGGACGGGAAAGCACTACTATCTGGAAGAGCAGTAGGTGCTTCTGCGTCTAACAAAGACACAAATTCAACTTCATTTGGGACTCTCCAATTGTTGTGTCCACCCAAAGACGCAGCATTCACAGCCGCGCAAAAGGCAAAGATGTCATAGATAACCCCCGTCCACGGCATCAATCCAGCTCCAGCAATTCCCATTTTTACAGAACAATACCGCGTCCACGACAGCCCTGTATTGTTATCCAGCACCGTGTTATTCGAGATCGCTTCACGCTTCGCAAAAGTGGTCATTGGAGCATCGGCTTCATCGGCAATTGCTTGAGAAAATACAACAGTGTTCGCGGTCGCACTCACCGTAGTAAACACGCCATTATTCAAAGCACTGCCGCTTATAACAATGGTTTCGCCGCCACCCGCCTTGAATACCCCGCATTTTCCGGCATCCGTGTATGTCTTATCCGCAGAGGTAAACGCCCCGGTGTCACTGATAAGGTGCGCCAGGTCAACATTGGTTGTGCCGCTTTGCGCCCCCGTGGTATTGATGGTGTAGGCTTTTGCAACGCCCTTCTGGTAATACCCATCATCCAACTCAGACGAATATTGCGTAATCTGACCTGTCTTCAGCATTTTTGAGGGCACCCCGCCCCCGCCAAACGGATTAGGAAACATGCATCACTCCAATCTCTCTCATACCTCTCCTACCCAACAAAATTATCCAAAAACCTACACAATACTCGTGATCAATCCGTTCGTCACGGTAACGGTTTTCCCATCCACAGTCGTAAAGCTCCCTGTTGCCCCGCCCGGAGGCGCCGCAAACGTGCCATCCGCCCGCAGGAAATTGGCTGTGCCCCCCGGGTATTTTTTCATCAACCCGTGTTTGGTTGTGCTGGCGTCCAGATCCGTATTGTCATCCGGCGCGGCTAAGTCATCCACTTTCACCGCGTCCCCGCCGCCGCTAGCATGGCTGCCAGCGTGCACAGGCAGAGCTCCAAACTCGATCTGATTGGTTGCCAGCACATACCGTAATACCTGCATGTCACTGTGGGTCAGCGGATTATCCAGCGCCACCCCGTTCAGTTTCATCACGGCAGGCGCGTTCAGCGTCCCGCCCAGGTCCCCTGCCAGCGGGCGGGCACTGTGAGCTGAATTATCCGCGTCGTGCGCATCCACCGCCGCATTACCGTCTGCAGGCGCAGAGCTGGTGCCCCCGCCCAGGGATCCGTTGGCGATCTTGCGCATCGCGATGGCGGTTCTCAATTCCTGTTCCAGCTTGATGGAATTCAGCGTGAGTGTCACGTTGGCATACTTTTTATCGGTTTGCCACTCCAGATCAGCCCCGCGCACGCGGTAACTGCTAGGTAATGCCCCATCTCCCCAATCCACCCCGATCCAATCCCCAACCTGGTAATCCTCTCCATAACGCGGAGGATTTGCCCCATCATCCAGCTTGACAACGATCGAGTGTACCGGGTCTTTCCTGGCTGCCAGCTCCGCGCCTGCCAGTATCAGCGCGCTCCCGGAACTGGGTGCGTTCCCCGCCTGGAAGAAAGTTTCTCTTCTCCTATAAGTTATGATCGATGCCGCGTCCGTGGCAGTGGTAATGCCCGCCTGGTAGGAAATCAAGTACGCGTTTTTCAGCGCCGAGCTTTCACGTGCTTCGCTCAGTTGCTGCGCGTTGTGACCCAACCTCACCACCACGCTGTCGCCTCGATCAATCCCCATTGCGGATCCGTAAGCATAAAGTACGTAATCCCCGATCACCCAGTCAAACACCAGCCGGAATTCCAGCCCAAGTTCCGAGAATTGCCGCGCTACATCCAGCAGAGACGTTCCTGTGCTGAGCGTAATTGTGGTCGAATCCGTCCACAGGTCGCCGTTGCTGTCTTCTGTGGCCGAGAACTCTGTGCGCATCGCCGGGAAACACCCGCGCGCTTTGGCTTCTGTGATCAGTGTCAGCAGGATGCTCCCCATCGTCACGGCGGTAAACGTCCGGCTGGTATCCGTGGTGGACCACACGATCGCGTCATCCAGTACCGCCAGCCCGCCCCTGCCCGATACCTTTTTCCACTGCCCGCTGCGGTCACCGCTGGCGGCAATATCATCCACGATGTTTTCAATAAAGAAGCCTCCGCTGCCTATGGGAGCGCCTCGGTACGCCATCTTGATCAGGCGCCCGCTGGTGATTTCAACCGCATTCGGATCATTTAAATTGACACTGATCTCCCCGGTATCCGGTTCATTCATAACCATGCTGAAACGCATTATTTGCCCCTCAGCACACGCAGGATATCGATCAAGTTATTTTCAATTAACTGGATCTCAATCGGGTCATCCGGTAAGCCTCTCAAAGCCACCGCCAGGTAGGCATACAGCGCCCGTGCCAGCAGGATGGAGTACACGCCCACGTTCCATACCGCGTGCAGCCCCCGCCCGGCATAGGCTGTAAACACACCCACGTTCCAGGCAGCATGCAGACCACGGGCAGTTACAGAAGTCGTCCCTGCACCCGTATTCCACACTGCGTAAAGCGCCCGGTCGCCCATTATGTCCACGCTCCTACCACGGCCTCGATCGGCGCGCGCATTGGTCCCAGCGGAGTGGGAGGCGCCAGCGTTTCACACTTCACATAAATGATCGCGCTTGAGGTTACCGGCGCCAGGCTGGCAAATGTCTTGGAAGTCGTCCACGGTCCGCCCACTGCATCCGAAACCCGGATGTTATCCACCGGATCCACCACCGTCACCACCAGGTTGCTGGCGGTCAGTGTCGCGCTGCTATTGCGCACTTTGATCTGGCGTATCACGCTCGTTCCTGCCGGGCGGTCGCCAAAGTCAAGCGGGCTGTCAAACTCGGCATCCGCGTCCTCGGCATCCAAAAAGAGAATGTCATCCGGCGTCTGCCCTGCGGTTTTATGCCCGTAAATGTGCAGCACGTACAATCCGTCTGCATAAATTCCGGTCAATGTCGGAGCGGCAAATCGGATGGCTTTTACCCCGGTCAATCCCGTGAACGTTTTAAGTCCCTTGCGCCAATCATCCAGCAGCAAAGTGTTTGGCGGATACCCGGCGGTCATGGTGGCGTTCACCCAGGTGCCGTCCACGCCATTGGTTGTGTCCGCACTCCCCTGTAAATTGGTCATGGACACAGGGCTGATGGCCCCGCTGACGAAGATAACATCCATAACGGCAAAGATCGCGCTGATATCCCGCAGCTCAGGGAAGAACACCACCACGTTTCCGGCGTTGTCGAGTACGGAGCTTCCCCAGTTCACCGCTGTAAAATCAAAATCGTTGATCTCCAGCATTTCCGCTGCAGAGAACGTCTTGAGCACGCCTAATGTTGTCGACATGAAAACCACCACAGATCCATCAATGTGGTAAGGTATCGCTCGGTCCGGTATCGCTGAATATGGCATTATTACCTCTTTCTGTCATTGCGAGCCGCGTTCTCTGCGGCGCGGCAATCTCCAACTAAATTTTTCTTACAGCCACGGCGGATAAAACTGAATCCTTACCGATCCGCCTAACGTATTTGTTTCCACCTTCAAACTGTTCACACCCGGCTCCAGCTTGAAGAAATACGCATCACCGGCATGCACCAGCTTGTTGAGATAATTTGTAACTCCCTGCTTGCACGTGAACGCGCCGCAGTCGATCACCACCTCAACCAGGTTAGCAATGGCGCCGTTATATCCTACATAAACGCCGTTGGTCAGATTGGTCAATTTCGGGTAATCCAGCGCACCGATGAACGTCACGATCGCCGCGCGCTCTGCAGCGTTCCCCAAATTGGTGAGGTTGTAAAGTGTCGGGCTCGCGCTGATAACCTGCACATCACTCGTCTGGATGGTGGACCTGAAGAAGATCTCTGCCAGCACGAAATCCACCGTCATCTTGGCCGAGATCGGGCTTGTCAGCTTCACATCGAATTTCATCACCTCAGCCAGTGCCCGCCGTACACTTGAATCCTCCAGCGTGCGCTGTAAATATTGTCTCGAACGCTTGCCAAATAATAATTTCAACGCATCCAGCTTCGTTTCAAAATCGCGGATGCTCGTGCCCTGCAGCACCATCCCCAGCGTCACCATGCGTTGATCAAAGTCCTTTATCAGGTCATATTTGCCCTCGCGCATGGGAATATCCGCATTGCTGCCCTTCACAGGAGGCAGATCCAGCGCGCTCGAAAGATCGGTCACGTTGGTCGCGCCCGCCAGGTTGAACCAGGTACCGCCAAAACCCCATAGATCCATTACGCTTCTCCCAGATACTGCAGCCGGTTCATGCTGCGCCTCACGCTCGCATCCGAATTCTCACCGATCGGATTATTCACGTGGATGGTGATGTTCTTGCTCGAGCTGCCCCCTGCGCCCGCTCCGCCCATTCCAGATGCTGAAGCCATGCCCGGCAGAGAATTGTTACTCAGCTCGTTCATCGCACCGGATACCCCGCGCAGTCCATTTTCCCAGGGGGTCGGGCTGCCTGGCGTCATCCAATCCGGCAGCTTGATGGTCATCAGTTTTTCCGCCAGTTTCTTGAGCCAATCCCAAACAGCCATGATGGCGTTTTTTACGTCGATAAACGGTTTCAATAAAACCTTCCCAACAAAACTGGCCACGGCTTTGATCGCTGGTATGAATTTATTGTTCCAGAAGTTCACAATGCCTTCGATCACGTTCGCTGTGATATCCCGGATCCCAAACCAGTTGTTTTTCCATGCCGAGAAGAGAAGAGCAATTACCGCGATCACCGCCGCGACAATGGCTATGATCGGCAAAATAGGGACGATTACCGCACCGATCGCTGCCGCCGCTGGTCCAGCCAGGAAAGCCATCAAACCGCCGACCACTTTCATCACCGTGCCGATGATTGTGATCACAGGCCCGATGGCCGCCGCGATGCCGCCAATAACCAAAACGGCTTTCTGTCCGCCTGGGCTCATGCCGGAGAACTTATCCACCAGTTTTGATATCGCAGTGACCACTTTCAAAGCCAGCGGCAATAACTGCACACCGAGCTCGGATGACACGTTGGCCAGTTCCGCCTTCATGATTCGTTGTGAATTCGCCAGCCCATCCGAGGTACGGGCAAAATCACCCTGCGCCAGCGTGGTTTGTGAAAGGACCAGCGCATAAGTTGCCTGTGCCTTTGTGTTGGCGTCAAGCTCACTTGCCTCGGAAATCAACCCCATCTCGAGCGCTTTTTCAGCGATCAATGCCTGGTTGATGTTGATCCCGAGTTTTTTCAACGGCTCGGTTTCTCCGGTCAATCCTGCCCTGAGCGAATCCAAAACAGTGGCCGGGTCCATGTTGTTGAAGCTCGCCAGGTCGCCTGCCAGCCCAACCAAACCCATAGACATTTCAGCGGACTTTTCTTCTGACATGTCCAGCGCCCGGAACAGGTTGCCGTAAATACCGGCCGCTGATAGCGCCTCGTTTTTGCTCATGCCAAACGCTTGTGCAGAAGTTTCTCCGAATGCCAGTATTTTTTCCGCCTGGCTTCCGAAAACAATACCAATTTTTGAAACCGTCTCGTTGAGGTCGGAGGCGTTGTTGATCATATCGTTGGCAAGAAGCGCTAAAGGCGCACTGATTGCAGCAGTCGCCATTGCGCCTGTTTTCTGCAATTTTCCGCCCATATCGCTGAAGGTTTTGCTAACGGTAGTCTTGGCAGTCTTTACATCCTGATCCAGTTTTGTTGAATCACCAACCAGGTGGAGTACTGCCTCGCCTAAACTATTACCCATGTTCCACTCCGATTCCCATTATTTTCAGCATTCCCGGTGTAGCCGCTTCCGCAGTTACCTCTGCCCCGAACGCCATCTCAGCCCAAATTTCCAGCAATCTGTCGTTCTTATCGCTGTAAGGAACCACTGCTCCCTCTCCAGCTACCATTTTCCAAACCGCCAGCACCCGTGGAATGCGCTCGATATAACTTTGGATGGCTGCCATGGGCATAACGTTGATATCTGTCCAGCCCAATCCGTAGACCGAGCTTAACAGCGCATACGTCATGCCCCAGTCTGGTTTTTTACAGCCGTCTTACCCTTTTCCAATTTATCCTGGAGCGCTTCTTCAGTGTAGAACTCCAGGATCTTGACCTTCCAGCCAAACGGCATCTCCAGCTCGCTCAACCTGTGGTTCAGGGTTTCAATGATCTCGGTCATCATCCCATCCAGTACGGTTGGATCCGTGGTGGCATCCAGATGATTCTTGGTCCACTGTTCAAAGAGTTTGGCGAATTTTTGGTACTGTACTGGTGAAAACCCTTCCGGGCGCAATAACTCGTAAGTTGCCCCTTTCACCAGTATCTTGACCGGTTTGGCGGTCCCGAACAGCTCGTCCAGGTTTAGGACGTTATTGGGAGAGGTCATGGCAATGCCGCCGCATCCTGCATTACCAGTTTGCCGAACTTTTCAGCCTCAACGGTTGCATCCGGATCAACCAGCGCTTCAAATGCTGCCTTGATCGTGGCGTTCTTTCCGCCCTTCTCGTGCTTCATTTCGGTGTCATCGTCGAAGTAGCACATTGGCACCTGGTACTGTGAGGGATAGTTCCCGTAGGCAGATGTCCCGCGGAACAACAGCGCGAATGTCTTCACAAACCCGCCGCTGTACAGCCCAACCGAGCGTATGCCCGCAACGCCGCTGGCTGCCGGGGTATCTGTCACGGTGTTGCCCAGGTAATCCGCCAAGTTCTCCAGGGTCAATTCTGCCAGTTGAGTCTCGATCGTTAGACCTTCATCAGCACGGGCAGCTTTCACCGCCCCGGTCTCCTGGTCAACGGTCACTTTCTCGATCTTCGAGGACTTTTTCACCGTTACACCTTCTTGCGTGTAACCCAGTGCCCGCCACGCCACCGCTGGTGTAGCATCGATCAGCGGGAAGGTGGTCCCGACAGGGGCAATATACAGATCCCCAACACCGGTCAGAATTTCATAAGGTTTTGCATTTGCTACCATTTATTGCCTCCTTTGCCACGTTTGTTGTGGCACCCTGCGATATCGCGAAGCGAATGAGCAGGGTTACTAAAAATGTGAGGGCGATTTTTACGCTACAGCACTTTCCGCGATCTCCGCCTCGAAGAACATCAAAGCGAAGTCCATCGAGAGATCCTCATCCATCAGCATTGATGGACCAGAAGCCTGCACCAGCCAGTACAGCAGCGCCGTATTCGCTCCCACGGTCACTGGTTCCCGGTCAACAGTCCGGCTCAGTGTGATCAGCTCGCCCAGCACCTGCAGCGCATAGAACGAATTTTCCGCATAACATCTCACTTCCAGCCGCACGCTCTGCACCGGCAGGTCGATCTCCGGAGCGCCGCCGTCCAGCCTGACCACGATTCCGCGCGTACCAGCATTCCAGGTGTCACCATAACGGGATTTCTCCGCGATCTGAGTCACGCTCAATCCCGCGCCCTTCAGGTACTGGATCACGGTTGCCAGGGGATCAATTACCGGGGTGATCGTCATTCTTTCACCTGGTGCCTTCCGATGATGGCGTCAAGTTTTCCCTTCGCTCTTTCCACGCCGTTGGTCAGGTAGTGATATCCAGAAAAAGACCCTCTCAAGCCTTTCGCCCCGGAGGACCATCCCTGGTGGATTGCCATCGCGTAAACCAGCCCGCTGCCCAGCGCTGCAATGACTCTGTGCCCATCTTTTTTGGGCATGATTTCCCTGCCGCCTCTTTCAGGAGAGGATCCGCTGGCGGCAACGTTGTCCCCGCCAAAGTTATAATCCGCGTCATCCGCGTGGATTGAGCGCCGTAAGGTTCCGGTTTCCACGCCGTGCCCTTTGGATAACTCCTTTTTGGATTCACCCTCGGCTATCAGCGCAAACTCGGCCATGATCTCTTTCGCTTGCTCCTCACAGAGTTGGACTACCTCCTCGCCGCGCCACTTCAGATCAAAGGTTTTGCTCACGATACACGCTCCAAATCCAGTGACAAATGGCGCAGCACTGGCCCGCGCCGTGCGATCGCATTCTTGATCACAAACGCATCGGTCAAAACCGTGCCATCCTCAAAAGTCACAGATTTCACCCTGTCCCGCTCCTGGATCACCGTGCCGCCGGGCATCAACAGCTTGTAAACCGTTACCGCTGTTCTACCCGCTCTTTCGGTCAAAATGCGCTCCGTCTTTTCAACCAGGCGGCACATACCCGTGTAGATCAACTCAGGGACCTGGTTCACCGGCGCATTGCCGTGCAGGTCCTCTCCGGAAGTCGGATCACGTTCGATCACACAGGTATGGATCATCTGGCTGTCGAAGCTCATAACCTGAAAGCTCCGATCGTCACACTCGCAACAGCTGAGAACGTGGCCTTGATCGTCCCATCCGGCTGGTTGTAGGTGTCAGGCGGGAAAGGCCCGATGAGCTTGTCACCCGTGGTGGCAGGGATGACCACTGCCAGGTCGCCGATTGCCAGACCGTCCACAGTTCCCGGTGTCTCAATGGTCACCGTGATTGGCGACGCATCGGCATTCTTGACCCGCAGGAACGTGCGCCCGTCATTGGGCACATAGGATCCATCCGCATTGGCCGCAGCCAGTGCCTGGCTCAACCCGGTTCGCACAATTTGTTGCACAGCTAAGGTAGTCAAACTCATTTAAACCTCCACAAAACATAAATTTTTCAGTTCGCGCTTGATCGCTTTATCCCAATCCGGCGCGTTGAAACTGTATTCACCCGCAACACTCTCGCTGACCATTGCCGTGCGTTCCGCGTGCAGGCGTACCAGTTCAATAGTTGCCTGTTTGCGCTCTTCGCGTTGATCGACTGGTTTGTAAACCACAACGCACACATCCCCAAACGTCTCACCCTCAGGCAGGCGTTCAACCATTCCGCTTTTTCCCCATTCCCGGTAATCGTCCGCGTCCATTACAGAGTCATCCTCCGTGATGGAAACGATGGTCGAGAAAGGCACCTTCATGAAAATATGTTCGCCTTTCCCCTCAACGGTTTCAGTGATGGTTACGGAATCGTCATCCACCTGGTAGGCTCCGATCCGGTTTTCGATGATCTTTTCGATGCGGTCGATCAGAGCTTGTAAGTTGGCATCCGATAACCGCGTGGTTACCAGTGCCTGGCATTCGTCAATGGTCAGCAAAGAAGTCATTTAGTCCTCCGAACCAGGCTCGTCCTCATCCTCATCAAGAGGAGGAAAAGGTTCAGGAACCTCTTTATTCTTTCCAGCCTTGACCGATTTATCCTCGGAGGGTTTTTGAGCCTTATCTTCGGTCGGTTTCAAGGATTTATCCTCGGAGGGTTTTTGAGCCTTATCTTCGGTCAGTTTCAAGGATTTTTCAACACTGGGCTTGCTCTCCAGCTCGTCGCCGAGAGCGGCGACCAATTCCCATCCGCGCGGATCTCCATCCTCGTACAACTTGCCGTTCTTACCGCGCCAGATCCTTCGATCACATTTCCAAGTCATAGTATTTTCTCGCTCTCTCCCCCTGAGAGTTTCCCCTCAGAGGGTTTTAATTTCGTGACTTTTGTGTATTTCGTGGTGCAGAACTAAGTCCCGATTGCGATCCAGTTCACGCTCTTCGCGGCATTCGCAGCCACCATGGTAGCGTCGCCATCAGCATTGTTCTTCCAGGCTTTCAGGTACACAGACCCGGCAGCCGGAGCGCCGTTCTGGTCACCGATCGTAGCCGAGACACCCGCCAGGGTATCGCCGTCCAGGTCATCCTGGGCAGTCGCGAGCACTGCCACAACCGTTGCCAAACCTGTCACAACAGTGGCAGTTCCAGTAACAGCTTCAACTCCCCTGGCGATTTTGTAACCGGCCGCCAGACCCTGCAGCAACAGGTTGATCTGCGCTGCGGTTCGATCAACGGATGTCCCTGCGCCAGCCCCAAGTTTCAGGTCAGCCACTGCCAGCACATCCACGTTCTTGTTAGCCCCAAGGACAAGTGCCTTACTGGCCACTGCCGTGCCTGCCACCGATCCATCGATTAAGTTGATCTCAGCCGCGCTCGCAGTGATCCCTGAGGGGATGAACGCCTGCCAGGTTGGTGCAGCCTGGGTTCCGGCATTCACGTACAGGATTTTGTTGGTGGTATCCAGCAATAAAGCTGCTGGCAAAGCACCCAGGCATGTGGCTTCAACACCCGCCACAGATTCAGCTACAACCATCGTCACCGCAGCTAATCCAGCATCGAGCAGTGCACTGTTAACCACAGTGATCAGCGCCTGCGCACGTTTTGCAACATTCGCACCGCTGAATACAACCGTATACACCCCGCCGTTCAGCGCCACAGCCACACCCCCCGCACCAATGGACGGGAGCGCGTTCAAAGCTGTCTGCAGATTTGCAGCCGAGATGTTCCACGCCAGCACCGCGGTCGTGTATCCCTCAAACTTCAAATACCAGGTACCGCTTGCGGGTGCTGCAGACGGCGTGATCGTCTGTTCCTCGTTCGTTCCGTTGACCGGCGCGCCTGCGTTTTGGTAGATTGCTAACGCACCTTCAATTTGACCCATGATTACCTCTCCTCGCGCACGATTTTTGCGCGTCCTGCTCGCCCGCCGAAGCGGACGAGCAAGGATTCATTGATTGGATAGAAAACTAGATCCCGGTCACCGTGCAGATACCTTTCGGGCGGTAAACCACGAACGCCACCCGCTTGGTTGCCCGGATCGCCAGCTGACCCTTGATGAAATAGTCACTGTGCGAATTCGTGATCTGGATGCTGATCTGTTTCTTGGTGAAGACCTGCATGGCCGCATCGAACGCTGCCACGATCGCGGAATTCTCGGTCATGCTTGTGGATTGAACCACCGGCAAACCCCAGATCCGTTCCGGACCGGCTTCAGCTGGGCTGCCCCAGATGTAAATGCCGTCGACTGTGCGCAGCAAGCGTACTGCCTGCCAGTCGTTCGGGTGCATCACGATCCCGCTCGCTGCCAGCCAGGCGTTGACACGAACCAGCGTCATAGCCTTGTAGATCGCGTCGGGAACAGGATCAGCGCCCTTGGCCTGGGTCTGGATGCCAACCACGTTCAGCATACCGCGCAGGTTCGGAGCGTTTCCATCGCCGCCGATCAACTGGGTTTCTTCGCGCATCCGGATGAAATAATTCAAGCGGTTGTCGATGACCGACTGCATCATCGGTGCATCTTCCAGCGCGATCTCGGTGACCGGCAGGAAGGTGCGGATATCGCGCACTGAGCTGGATTTCTCGGTGAAAGCCAGTGTCGATTCAGGTGCATCGCTCTTTTCCGATGTTTCGGCTGCCGCGTTGGTCATGGTTGTTTCTTCCATGTACACAACTGCGTTTTGGTCTGTCTGTCCGCCGGGGATCAGGTCAACCACCATCGGTCGCTCAGCGGCAAAATCCACGATCTTGCCCATGCGCACAGCCTGGGGGGCATAACCGGTTGCGGAATCAAACACGGCTTTGCGCTCGCCAAGACCCTTGGCTTCGATCTCAGACACAGGTCCGTTGCCGGATCCTTTGACGTATTCGGCGAACGCCTTGCTTTCAACAACCTGCTGCCCGAAGGATTTCTCTTCCTCCTGATTGCCGGACAGTTTCCCGCCCTTGCCGGTTTGATTCCAGGGCATGCCTTTGATTTCTTCGCCAGCTTCGATCTCGCGGCGGTTTTTCTCGTCCATGGCAGCCAGGGATTTCAGCTCATCGACTTCCTTGCCAAGATCAGCCAGCTCAAGGTTGCGGGCTTTCAGATCGGCGGCAACAGTCGCGTCCATATCCATGTTTGGATATTTGACGAAGATCTCGTGCATTTCCTTTTGCTTTAGTTCCAGTACACCTTGCTTTTCTTGCAGTTTAGTAGGCATTTCAGTTACCCTCTCCCACGCCGTTCTGGCGCGCTTCGAATGCTATGAATTTATTGAATTCCAATTGCGCCGCAGCCTTGGATTCATCCCCATCAATAATGGATTCCTCCAGCGCGTCCGCTCCAGTACGGAGATCTGTTGCCAGTTTCTTGATCTCCTCAACACGTTCTTCGCTGATCTCACGGCCGTCTTCTTTCCGCAGCCCCTTGAGTGAGCGCACGCGCTCCCCCAGCGAGTCCACAGCTTCGACCACAGCCTTAACTTGAGTTTCCAGCGGTTGACCAGATTTGATCGACAGCAAAACAGTCTTGTCGTTCATGCCGACCAAGACTGGTGACCACTCGTATAAATCCCCCTCAAATAACTTTCGAATTCCAGTGTCGTTATCGCGTTCAAATTTTTTGGTTCGGAAACCAATTGAAAATTCATCAATTGTTCCAAATTTCACATCTGAGTAGGCTTCCTTGCCTCTTTGGGTCTCAAGATTAAATTGAGTCTTGATATAAAGTCCGCCTAAAGCACTCAGGCTAATTGGCAGTAGCGGATCCCCTGGCAACAACTCTTTTGCCTCCAATGTTTTTGCAATGGGCATTGACCAATCGTGCGCCCACACACCCTTTACTTTTGGTGCGCCAGTTGATGTTTTTCTCTTCGCAAGACTTTCTTTGAAAAATCCAGGTTGAATAACATCGTCTCCATCATCGACATTGTTGAAAACAGAGACGATCATTTCTGCAATCCCCGTTTCATCGTCAAATGACTTACCGATTACATCGCGCGTTTTTCGCTCAATTTCCATTTGAAATCTCCTTCTTTAGCCCTGATCAGGCTTTACATCTTCAAAAATTGGATACGAACACCTGGTGCAGTTCGGATGCTCCAGGGGATTGGCTTCAAAAAATTCGATGGTCCATACCTGCCCGTTGGCAATCTGGCACGGTTCGTCATCGTCTTCAACGCCGTTGTCCAGGATCCCAACCAGGCTCACCCCGTTGGCTTTGTACCGCTCCGATGAAGCCGCGTTTTGAGCATTTCCCAGCTCTGTTCTGGCAACCGTTGTGGACCTGTTTTTGTAGGTCTCATCCACGATCGCCCGGATCCCTGCCTGGGACTCGTCGCCCTTCACCAGTTGCTGGATAGACCATCCGTTCTCATTGCCGTATTTCAAAGCCTCTTGCAAAGCGCTGCGGGTTGTCGCCGTGATGTCTTTGATGTCACCGCCCGCCTTCGAGAGCATCACCGTCACCGCCGGATCGGTTAACTCAAAATCAACCGTCACACCCAAAGAAAGGTTCATCGTTTCCCAGCTCGCCTGGGCAATTGCCACAAACCACCGCTTAAGCAGTTTCCCCAGGTCCTCTTCATCCTTCGGAGTCAGCAGATCATCAACGCCTGGTAAATCGCCCTTGGATTCTGCAATAGCTTGAAGTGACTTTCCCGCCCTGCTGACCACACGGTCAGATAAGCTCGAGAAATAAGCATCCATATCCTTGGCCATGTTCGGCCACATCGACCTGCGGATCCGCTGCAGCGCCCGGCCGTACACACTGCCTTTAGCCTTGATCTCTTTCAACTCTGTCTTTGCGAGCGGGTGCTGCGAAGCAATCCCCAACTCCTTGCCTTTTCCACTTTCAGTGGTTGCGGGGTTTGCAGTTGTAGGGGCAACCGGCGGTTGCCCTTCCTCTCCTGGTTTCTCCCAGGAGTACAACATGCTCGTCTTATAAACTTCATCCTCGGGACCCGCTTTCAACCCCACAGCTCGTTTGAAATCTGACCGCTTGATCACACCCTTATCCACTGCATTTAGCAGCCGTGTCCACAACTCATTCACGTTCTCAGCCAGCGCCTTTACCTGGTTGAGGTCATACCGCAGCTGGTATCCACCGCCGAATTCATCCGATAATGCCATGGTGGCTTCCGAGGAGTAAGACCGCCATAACGCCACCAGCGTGGTTTCGGTATAAGATTTCCTTGCCATGCCGTCGCCGTAATCGCTCCGCTTCAATCCCACGTATAGCCCCGCGATTGTCGCAGGTACGCCAAATGCCGCGCAGATCCGGCTCTCCGGAATGTTTTTCAAATTGGATAGATCCAGCTCCTGCATATTCATGCCCAGCTTCTGGATCGTCATTCCCGCCTGCAGGAAGGCAGGCGCGCCAGTGTTGTTGCCGCCGTACCGCTTTTTCCATCCCTTTTGCAGCCGCTTTACAACTTCCTCATTCAGCTCGTCGCCCTCAGTGAGGGTCACAGCCACTGGCGGGATGGCGTTGTTCTTGAACATCGCGTACGTGTACCGTGAGGATTCCGTATCGCTGTTTACATCCCGGCTCGCGAATTCGATCGCCCCGATGCCCTTCCACGGTTGTTCCGGATCGATCATCCACTTCCACTGGAATACATCTTTTTTCGAGAGCGGGATTTTTCGTCCATCTCCAACATCAAATAAATAACCGGCCACCAGTCCGTCTTTACTGCTCTTACCTGGCACTATCGAGACCTGTCCGTCATGCCACGGCCATAATCGCACCACTCGCCCTGCCTGGTTGCGTTCCTTCCAGATGTACACGTTCCCGCCGCAGGAAGCGTACGTGATCACAAATTGCATGAACTCAGCTTCCCCCATGTCCTGGTTTGGCTGTCTGATCAACTTCTGCAGCGCATCCGTCGACCCTGCGGGTTGTTCCCCGTCTTTGGTTTCCTTGTACGCGATCAACTGAGGTTCCGGGAAGCTGAATGCCAGCGCTCGCACGCAGGCGGAAACCGCCGAACTGGCTTTATAACCCTGCCTGATCAGCGTCCAGAAATCCGTTTCCATCCAGCTTGTTTTGATCCAATCTTGGATGAAAGAAATAGCCTGTCCGGCTTTGATTACACTGCTGGCAGCCCAGGACTTGATTTGATCAAATAATTTCATAGGATTTTGGACTCCAAATGTTTATCCTTGCTGTACTTCGCGATCATCAACAGACCGCCGCTCATCGTATCCACCACGTCATCATGTTTGCCGTGCGGGAAGAACGTCAATTCGCGGATCGCGAGCCGATTCCATTCACCCTTCACCAGCCACAAATGCTTTTCCTTGCCGCGCAGGCTCACCGCTTCGGCCCGATCCTCTTTTGATTCACTCGGGGTTATTTCGAGGATCTTCATCATCGCCAGTTCCGGATCACCGCGGAATTTTTCAAAGATAAGTGTTTGAAACGCCGTACTCTCGATTCCCCAGGTCACGCCTTTATTGACCTCATCCAGCATCAACTTCTTCAGGTTCTTGAGGAATTTATTCAAAGCCTGTTCACGGTACAGATCCCGCCCGATGAAATCCGGCGGTTCCTGGCTGAGCGCAACCGGCATCACCGCGTTGAAATCGCTCCGCGTGTTCTTCCCCAGCGCCAGATCCACGTAAGCAAACCAGCGTAATTTTGGCGGTACTTGTGCCGTTGCCATGATCTGGATATCACTCTCATCGAACATCCCCCCGCTGAACGCCCTGGGGAGCTGCTGATCAAGCGAAGAAAATACATAAGCGCTTAAGTTGGATTTCTTTTTCTCGATGTAGAGCTTCGAGTATTTCCATTCCCACAGCGCCTCGCCCGGGTTCCTCCCCAGCTGATCACCTTTTGGGAACACCAGGTGTCGGTATTCTTCCGGGAAGTCTTCCGGGTTCTCGCTTTTTATCGGGATGCACACACCCCGCAGTAGGTTTTCCTTGAATTGCTCCATCGTCGTGGGATATTCATCCGCTTCGAGTGCCAAAGCTGGCAGGAATACGAATTTCCATTGTTCGGCGTTCGGATCATCACTGCCCATTTTCTTGAGCAGCTGCCCAACCAAGTCATCCGGATCCCATCTTGTTTGGATGATCACGATCGCGCCGCCGTGGCTCAATCGCTGGTAAGCTACCGACTCGAACCAATCCAGTACCTTTTTTTGGTGGACATCAGACCTGGCTTCTTCGATATCCTTTGTCGGATCATCGATGATCAGTAGATCCGCGCCCTTACCCGAAAGACCGCCGCCGATACCTCGGGAGACACATCCGCCCCGGTGAGGCTCAGCGATATCCCAGTCGCTCTTTGAGGCGGAGTCATCCGCCACACCGACCGGGGTATCCACCGTGGATGTCTCGCCAAATACATTCTGGTAGCGCTGTGATTGAACGTAATTTCTAACCGCGCCGGAGTGTCCATCCGAAAGAGAAGAAGCATACGAAGTGATCGCAATGCGCCTGTTCGGGTTCCGCCCCAACACCCACGCTGGGAACAGCCTGGCGCCGTCGTTGCTCTTTCCATATTGCGGGGGCATCAACACGATCAAACGCCCGTTGCCCTCTTTACCGCCTGAAGCAATGAACTTTTCTACTTCCTCAAGCTCTCTCGCCAGGCACACATTATGCGGCGCGTCCACGTACCACGGCGCCATGTAATGCCGGAAATCAACATAACTGCGCTTGGCCAGTTCACGCCTGGCTTCTTCCACCCGCGCCATTTCAGGGGTGATCCGCGTCTTGTCATTGCGAGTCAACTTAGTCCCTGTCATTGCGAGCGGTGTTTGCGAAGCAATCTCCACCATCATTGGCTTGCCTCGCCTTTTTTCGCAATTGCCCGCAGCTCCTCGATGCTCAAATCACTCGGATCCACCTTTTCACGCTCCACATCCACCTTCTGATGCGGCACGTAATCGGTTGTCATCGTAAAATAGGTTTTGCGGTCCTGAGCCCCGTGATGGCTGGGATCAGCCGCACTTTTAGCCAGCGCTTCAAAAGCATCCCGCCGGTGATCCATCAGCGGCGCTGCCTGCATGAGTCCAATAGTTTCATCGATCGCCGGATTCTTGCGTCTCCAGGTGCTGATCTGCCGATCAGAAGTCAATCCCAAAATAGAGGTCGAAAGCTCTTCCTGCGTACGCGGATAGCGTCCCACTTTCGGGGAACTTGCCCAGGCAATGTATGCCGCCACCCGCCACGGCCAGCCGTAATCCAGCAGGCGGTAATATTCATCGCTCCATCCGATCACAAGGGTTGAATCTTTGACTCCCGTTTTGGACTCTCGATCAAGCCGCTCTTTGAGTGCCAGGTGCGCCGTCTCACTCCGCCGCAGCGCCTCTTCCGGAGAAATAGCAATATCGCCCTCGACCTCCTCAAGATTGAGTTCGAGTGCCAGTTGGCTCAGGTTTTCACCGGATAGCTTTTTGGGATTGATCGCCATTTCCTAACCTTTCAATTGGACGATTTGCGAGCTGCTCTCGCACTGACCTTGTTGAAGTTCTCGCGCACATACTGATCGTGCATGTCTTGGCCGTGCTCTATTTGCTTCAGTTGTGCGCAGATCGCATTATTCAGAGCGCTGATCGCATCGATCACAGCCTTATTCCGTCTCTCGAACGCTTCATCCCTTTTGTCCAGGGCATCCAGGAATACCTTTTGGCTTTCAGCGGATCGCTTAGACATCTCAAGCGAATACCAGATGAACACACCCACAAGTGGCACCTGGATCAACAGTGTTACCCATGACGGAACTACGGCTGTTGGGTCCATGAGTTACCTATTCAACCGGTTCAGCAGATTGCTGCTTGGTTGGTGCATTGATTTGTTTGATGGTCGGAGCTTTTTTTACCGCGCCATCAGCACCGAACAAGTTATTCCATATTTGGGTGCTGGTCCACACACCGATGCCAATAACAAACGGTGGCCACCATTTTTCAAGAAACTCGACCACGCCAAGTGGTAAGTAGAGGACAAGCGCCTGGCTGGCAATTGGCAGTAGGACGCTGACAGCTCCTACAATCCAGAACTTTGACTTACTCGGCAGGTTCACAAACCACGCCCAGCGTACCAACAGCACCGATATCACCACACCGATGAACACCGGGCTTCCGATCAACGTTAGAAAATCTTTGAATGTACTTGGTATTTCCATTTGAATCCTCCTGTTGACTGTCATTGCGAGGACGCTCTTCCGACACTTGCGCCGTGCTGCGCTCTTTGCAGTGCAGGTGAGCAATCCCCAACTGGTGGTTAAAACAGAAAAGCGCCCTCCTTAGGCAAAAAGCCTAAGGAAGGCGCTCGTCTCTTCCGGTGGTCAGATAAGAAACCTCCGACCTGCTCTTATATTATAGCACGTTAATTCTATGACTTCAATCCCCAATTTTCGAGTAATTGCCGGTGTGCTTCCTTCACCTCATTCCTTTTATCCACAAGGACCGCGTCCGTTATCCCATCATAATAGTCTTTCTTCCTGCCTAATTCGTCCTTGATGAACTGATCAGCAAATAACGGATACTTCTCTTCCATTCTGCGCGCCAGTCTCTTCTGCCTGATGGACTTCAGCACCTCCCGGCTCATCTCCCTTGGGAACTCCGTGATTGCCCGTATCGAATGGCTGTAACCATCCCCAGGCTTCCACACCTCCTCGATCTCCCTTGGGCATTGTCTGCATCCTTCCACATTTGCAGGGATGAATACTTCTACCAGCACCCGCTTTCCATCAGGAGGATTAGTATATGGGCTGTGCCATTCCAACCGGTGCAGAAAACCCAAAACTTTTGTCACACCTGCACCTGCGGCTTGTGCGGGTGTTGCGAGCCTGCGCCAGATGCAGGCGCGGCAATCTCCAACTTCTTTTCAACCGGTTTATACCTCGCCATCAACCGCTCATACGCCGCCTGGTTCGGCGCCCACGTGCGCATCTTCTCGCAGATATCACAACGGATATCGATCGCGCTCTCGATCACCGCAATCACATCCACCTGCGCCGGATCCTGCGTTTCGGTGTCAATGGCATGCCTGTACAACATCAACCGGCTCGTATGCTTTCCGGTTTGCTGCACGATCCCCAGTCCGTGCCCTTGCGAACATCGCCACACCTGAACGTTCTCAGCCATTTTGGCCACTCTCTTTCTCGGTTTTCTCCTTAAGCCAAAGATAAAACCCTACCTGGCTGTCACCCAAAGGAGCGCCTTCCGCCAGGTACACCTCATAAAGCTGTTTGTTGATTTTTTTGACAACCTCCATTACTTCGGTTAAGAGAGCTTCCGCACACAGTGAAACCTTCACGATTGCACTTGTCACTTCCACGGTGATCGCGCCAAGCTTTGTGGCTAATTTCTTGATATCTTCCTCATGAACTTCCTGATTGATGTGCAGCTTACTTTCACCCATTGACGCCTACTTTCCGGCAAACATATTTGCCATCCCTGAATTCGATTTCAGCCTCGATCAGCTCGATCCCCACGCACACATATCTTTCGGGAACCCAGCCCGCCATCCTCAACGTGACTGGTTTCGTGGGAGGATCATTTGAAAACCCTTCGATCTCATAAGACTCCGGCGCGTCCTTTGGCAGCTCGCTCACCCAGCACCTCGTGGGGTACTCACCCGTCCGCAGCTTGTACAAACTGGCTGCCATTTCGATTGCCTCACTCATGCGTTCTTTAGGCGCGATCCACCACAACACACCATATTTCAGAGGGCACCCTTGAAATTCAACCATCTCCCTGGCATTCCAGGTGATCAGCTCATGGTGCATGTTCAAACCTTCTTCGAACCTGCGGTAGATCACCACCGATTGCCTGGCTTCACCCGGAACCAGCTCAAACCACGGGTATACATTCACCGCACGCCCGTACCGGATGATATCCAGCGTCCGCAGCCCCAGCCGCGAAATCGAATTCTCAACCAGCGTTTCTTCCTGATTTTCTGTCATTGCGAGGCGCTCTCTGCCGAAGCAATCTCCAAGTTAATCGGAAATCGCATGTTTTCGTACTCATCTATAATAATTTTGTCGTGGTGTAATCCGTTTATGTGATAAGCCGATTTTTCAACTATCGTTAGATCCTTCAGATACCACCACCCGACGTGCCCGGTGCCCCATTCCACCTGCCCCAGCCGGTTATCGCAATCCACCTGGAGGAGCTTGCCGTCGTGCAGCGCAGGTCGGTCAATACAATCCACCATGCAGCCCGGCCTGAAATCTTCCTTTGGCCGCATGTCTTCCAGTTGCAAATGCTGCAAAATAAAAGAACCAGAAACAGAAAGGATGTGTTTTGCCATCACTCGCCTCCGATGTTGATCAACCGCATACCCGTTTTACTTTTTTTATTCACCAGGAGCACTTCATCTTTTGGCATGTCTGGTTCTTCTACTATCGGGCAACCCAGAAAACTTAATTGCTCCGGTTGGTCTTTATGGTCCTTACATTTTTCAAAACCGTGTTCCCGGAAGTAACCAACTGTCACACGTTCGATGATTAGTTCTTCGTCAACAGCCTCACGGAGAAATTCCTTTACACCGTCGGGATGAATACCGTCATCCACACACGCGCCACAGATGCATCCGCATTTTTCTCGTGTGATGTACGATGGAGTATTTTCTCTACCATCGACTGTTGGATGATCATGTCCAAGGCACCCTTTGCCAGAATAGTCAAAGTTGTCGCAGGTTCCCAACGGAATAACCTTGTGACCCTCAGATAATTCTTTCTGCAATTCAGCCCTGGCTTCTTTGCAGGTAAGGACTCTACCGTTATCGTCTTCAAAGACATTTTTCCAATCCCGCTGGAAGTCTTGCGAAGACATGCACAAAAGATGCTCTACATTCACTCTCATGTGAAAAGACCGGCTCATATTCATCTCCTTGTACTCAGTGTCGTTATCATTCGCTTACCTGCCCTTCCTGCCTTTCTGTAATTCCATGTGGTACCCTCGCTTTTTATCTGAGTGGTACCACCGTTCGGTACCTGTCATTTCCGGTGGTACCGTCTGATAACCTCAAGCGGTACCCCATAAAAAGCATTTAGTCTGTTTCCCACACCAGCTTGTACTCATATCGCGGGTTCCGGTCCAGCGGCACCTTGTATATGGATGGGTCCACGTCCCCGCGCTCGTAAGCCTGCAGGAACAGGTGCAGCGCGATCCCTGCCACCTGGCTTGCCGGGGTGCACAGCTCATCTGCAATCTTCTTGATCGCCTTGATCAATTCCGGATCCAGGTCATACACTGCCCGGCTGCCGTTCCTGGCTTCCTGTTTTGCCTGGCTTTTTTTTAGGTTTGCCCGCGCCTTTTTCGGCATCGCCCGCTCATTCCTGCGTTGATTTCCGCTGCCAAGTGCTGCCTGCACCGCCGGATCCAAATTCCCGTTCAAAAACCCGTTCGCATCTTTCATCTTTCCTCCTGTCATTGCGAGGACGCTCTTCCGAAGCAATCCCCAACAAACTTAGATGATCTTTAAAAGCTTATCGAGACACTCCGCATACCCAACCAGCGCCCGCGGATGCCCTTCCAGCTCCCACAGCGTCTTCCCAACCCGGTTAGCCACCCTGCAGTGCGTATCCTGCGCCACTGGAGGCCACACAAAGGATCCGTACGTCGCAGCCAGGTTCTCCAGCTGCGCCTGGGACTCATTCGTCACCTTGTCGTAAAACGTGGGGATGATCCCTGCCAGCTTGCACCTTGACCGCGTCGCCCGCTGCACCGAATCCAGCGATCGCAGCATCTCGATCACACCCTTGATCGCAAATTGATCCAGCTTCGTTGGGATGATCAGCAGATCCGCCGCCACCAGTGCCGCCGTGTGCAAAATATCCACGCTTGGCGGGCAATCCAGGATTACCAGGTCAAACTCATAACCCTGCAGCGCATTACTGATGATCATTTCCCTGAAATCCATGCCGCTGGCCGCCACCTTCAACTGCGCCGTGGTCTTATTGGACCGGATCACGCTCAGCCGTTCTCTTCCGGTGGCAGTTACAGCCACTTTATCGGTGGATGCACCATTGATTAGCCAGGAATACAGCTCCGATCCATCATCCATACCCAGGGCATCCGCCACATTCCCCTGCGTATCCAGGTCCACCACCAGCACACTCATCCCGCGGATCGCCGCCCCATGTGCCAGGTTCACCGCCGTGGTGGTCTTCCCTACCCCGCCTTTTTGATTTGCAACTGTGATAACTGTCATACTTATGCCTCCACCTTTTTGAACTCAATCACCCACACCCACGGGTTTGATTCCCAAGGAAACCCGCGTTTGGCGTTGATGGAATCCCATAACCGTCCAAATATTTTTGGAAACTCATTTTCGAAGTACCCTGTTTTCCCCCATGTCTCACCCGGCCATTTGACGCCTTCCATGCCAATTTCAGAGAGAATAATTTCCTGCAATCTCTCCACCCTGACCTTGCCAATTTCCAGCGTGATCCGGCTTGCCCAACGAGGCATAAAGATTGACGGTGTCCAATGATTCATTCCGCCTTTTATAGTTTTTTCTGACATATATTTATGGTCAAATTGTTTAATTCCTCCAGCTCGATAAGTAACACTTACAACTTCTTTTGTGTAAGGCTCAATTCCCATCATGCAATCTATTTTGCACGTTTCGCGCACCCACAACCTGTCACCAGGCACACCATAAGGACACTTCACTACAATTGGATTGATTTCTCGTTTTTCAGATTGTTCACCCAAAAACCAATGCCATAATCCGGGTTCTTTTTTGAATTGTTTTTTTGCAGGAGGATTGAGATAGTAATCGCTTACTTCTAATCCGCGATATCCGAGAAGTCCTAATGAGCATTGACCAATCAAACTCCCAGGATATTTATTTACATCATCAAGTCCCGTTATTCTCCTGGTCTGTGTTTTTCTGCCTTCCAGGATCGCCTTCACCATTTCACCGCTGAATAAGACCGGTCGCTCTTTCATCAGATCTTCCTTCCCACAAATAAATGTCCCTTCAAGCAGCTGGGCACTCCAATGACCATGATCCCTTCCACCACCAACAGATCCAGATCCTTCAGATCCTCCGGATTCGCGTTGATCACCGTCGCCGCGCATTTATATCGGAATTCATGCCGTCGTAAAGCGTCACCAGCATTCTCCGCCAGGCTCTTGCCCAGGTTCATCCTCCAGCACAAACCAACTTCACCGCGCATATTGCTCCTTATTTTTTTGAAATCAATGAATACCAATGAACTTGCAATGAACTTGTAAAACCCTAAGTTCATTTAAAAAACGCATGTTCATTGGCTCCATAGCAAAAGCAGGGAATAATCCCCATGTCTGTTCATTGATGTTCATCAATTCATCACTTTTAAGCCTTTTTATTAATAAAAAGGCATGTTTTAACATCGATCCATAATTAATCAGATTATTAAATGAACTTATGAACTTAGAAGCCCCCCCAGCGGGTTTTGTAATTTGTTTTGTCGTATGCCTAAAAGCACATCTGCGACAAATACAAATGACAACAGTAGAATCCCAAAACAAGTTCATCAAGTTCATAAGTTCATAGACCATCGTTTTTATCCACATCTGGAAGAGTAATTTGCGTCTCAACCGCCTTTGTAGGGGCGAGAGGCATCTCGCCCGGTTTGGATTTCTTGGCGTCTTTTTCCTGTGGCCCCAATTCCTCATGGACCACCCCGTACCGCCTGGAGATTGCCAGCATCCGTTTTTCATCCCAGATCACATAAAACCCTTTTGAAGACCTGTTCGTGATCTCAAATTGCAGCTTTTCTCGCAGCCTGTGACCCACCATCTGCGCGCTGATCGCATCCTTTTTCTTCTTTTTGAGCTTGCTGTCATCCTCCTCTTTATCGTCATCGTCCATATTCATTTCCTTCATGATCTGATTGGCGATGTTCTTGATATTTCCGATCTTGATCTGCTCCCGTCCATCCGGATTTCGCTCCACCATCACCAGGTGCAGATCCGGGTACTTGTAGATCTTCCACATCGCCTCGATGATCCTTGCCTCAACGCTCATCGCCTTATCCTGGATCAGGTAAAGGTGATACTCATTCATGAACTTGTTGATATCTTTCCGCAGCGCCTCATCGTTTTCCGCGATCATCAGGATGGCCACGGTCACCTGGTTGAGCCTCGCCGTGATATTCAGATTGTAAAATTCCGGGTTGATATCCCGTTGCGGCTGCCAGTTTTCCAGCCTCCAGCGCAGGAGTAAATTCCGGATGGTCTGTGCTTCAACCTTCATTTGTTTGGTTCTTTCCAGGGGAATTCCGGCGTCCTTTAGCTCATAAGTCTCTCTCGGCTGCACCGGGAAGGTGATACAGCGGGATCCCACTGCCTTATCGAAGAAATCTCCCTGCATTGCGACCAATTTCGGACAGAAAGTTTGGAACATGGTCTCCTGGAACTCTTCTTTTCCGTCCACGATCACCTTTTCCGTGCGGTAGATCGGGCCGTCTTCCATGGCTCCCTGGGTCAAAAACTTCACGATTTCCGCGCTGGCGCCGCTGTCTTTCAGGTCCATTTCATCCATCAGCACCGTGCCCTTGTACCGTTCCACCATTCTGAATAAGCTGGAAGTGGAGCTGGCGCCGCTGGAGCTCATTGTTCGATAGCACAGCATCCCGATGCGTTTCATCAGCTCGCTTTTACCGCTCCCCGGCTCACCGGTTGCCCGCAAATAAGGGATAGCCGCGAAACTGTCATACACCCAGGTCAGCAGCACGTAATAGGAAATGATTTTATAGAACAGGGGATTTGACAGGAGAAACACGTTCTTAATAAACTTCTCGATGATCACTGCCAGCTCGCGTGTTTCTTTTATCTCAACCAATTTTGACGCCAGCTGGATGCCGCCCTTTAAGATCGTTTCGGTTGGCGGCATGGCTGCGTATTTCTTGCCATTGATGGATACCTTGTACCCGCAATCGACTCGTTTGTTTGGTTCGCGCCAGGCCAATAAAGCCTTCCCATCATCCGGATCATAGATGTAATCCACCACCCAGCCATCGATATAACCGCCCATTGTGAAAATAAAATCTTCGCCGTCCTCGTCCTTTTTATCTTCATGCAGGAACGCCTTGATCATTCGTTTCAATTCACGCTGATCCAGACCCAAAAGTCTGCCTAAATTCCCTTGTTTTTGCGCCAGGCTCATCTCATCCATCTCGGTGATGATCTCAACCGCTTGTTTGATCGCCCGGTCTTTTTTGGATCCTTCCTCTTTGCCAGCCAGGAAAGCAAATTTTTCTACAAAAATTGTTGAGCAATTGTTGATCAGTACCCCTACCAGGTGTTTTACTTCCTCTTGGTTCATCCCCCGCTTGGCCGAGATCTTCAGGATATCGTTTGCATCCTTGATCGATTCATCCGACTGCAGATCCTGTATGATCGCCTTGCCGATTTCCTGCCATTCCAAAATGTACGTCGATGGACCTAACAGCCTGGCGGTTTTCAGCGTATTGGCCGGTTTATGATCCGATGGTTCCGAGATGATGGAATCAAAACTTCCCGCCTTGTCTGAGTCCAGCCCAAGGTAGAAAGTAGCACATTTGTTCTCTTTGTTAGCGCCGATGAATTTTGCAACTCTTTCATCAGCCGCCACGCCGTTGAGCGCGATCGCCGGGATTTCCCACTGATCAAGCGTTATCGCGTCCGCCTGGCCTTCCACGATCACCACCAGCGGCGCCGATTTCGACCAATGACTGTTTGCATAGATCTGTCGTTCCCCCGCCAGTTCCTTGACCGGGTTGTAATGTTCCTTTTTGACCATGTCCCGCAGGGAAAAATACCCGCACCTGGCGCCGAAATAATGGGGATAAACCAGCCTACCCCAGCCCACAACGCCCTTGATCTTCCCGTCTGTTATCCATTTCTGATCAACTTTGACGTCATAATCCCTGCCCCACTGCCCGATATCGGTCTTGCTCAGCCCGAGGATAGCAACAGCAGCAGGCGCGCGCGGATCAATTCCAGCCGCAACCAGGGCATTGTGCATCTCTTTTCGCAGGTTTTCACGCTCTTCATATTTACCGGTAAAACCCAGATGAACCCTGGAGATGGTCTCATCATTCCAGCCGCGGCCATGGGCGTAATCCAAAGCAGCAGCATCAGCCAGCAGCCATTTGTGGAACACATCACTCGCCGCAGAAAACACATCCTCGCGTTCCCTGGCTGCCACCCTGAAACTCGGATCCTGTTTGCTCCAATCCGGAGCTGCCAGGTTGCCTATCCTGCATAACTCTTCCAGCGCGCTCTTGAAATCCCAGCCTTTACGCTCCATCACCCAGCTGATCACATCGCCATGGGTACCCTTGCTGTACCACCAATAAGACTGGGTATCCACATCGATTTTGAGGCTGTCATGCTCGCTCGTCGATAATCTTCGGCCGCGTCCAGTGATGGAGAACTCACGCCCGATCACATCCTCGATCCTGACCGTGTGCTTTACTTGTTCAATAAGCTCGTCTATGCTGATATTCGCCAATGTTGATCCTCCAGCCATACCTATTTGAAATTGCTCACAAAATTTGTTGCAGGGGGTGCGGGTGTCTGCAAAAAAGGTTTCTGTGCTCCATTTTTGGGTATACCCCTGCGGTCCTGCGTGTTATGCGACATGAATTCACCGTGATAATCGCCCGTTTGCCCGCTTCATTCGCCTTGATCCTGGCTGTTTATGTCGCATAATCTGTTGTTATGCGACATTTACTTGGTCGGCCCAGCCTATGTTTTTTGATCACCCACCCAAACCCTAGAAAAGAAGATGAATTTGGGAACTTAGAGATTTTTATTACTACTGCTTATCTCACTGACCGCGCGCGCGTGGACTTGGGTATCTTGACATTTACCCTCACACCCGTGAACCCCTGCGCCCCGCTGGTGATTGAGTACGTCTACATCAAGACTCTCCCAATAGGCACACAGACGCGCAAGGTTCTGACGCCATATAGCCCGCTCAGTTGGCGTGGGTGTGACATACTCAACCACCAGGTGATTACCGTTGGCCATGGACTACGAAAGGACTCCGGCTCGCTTTAGTTCATCCCGTACAATGCGCCGTATGCCATCCTCCACAACCAGGTCAGGCAGTGGCTCGGATCCATCCACGTTCACATACTGAGGTTCCTTGGCCGCCAATGTCTCACGTTCTTCATACTCCTTGTGCAGGCGTTCACGCTCAGCCTCGAGCTTACCAAGCGCGATGGTTTGTTCCACGGCGAATGCGAGGGCACGCTCCAGGGCATGATCCCCTGTGAAGCTTCGATCAGTTTCTTTGCTCATGCCAATAAAGACCGGTTCCGCATAGGGAACTATGAACTCATTCGGCAAACCATCGTCCCCAAAGTGAACCGTTATCGGGACCATCGACTTGATCTTGATCTGCCATTGGTAATAATTGGACACGCAGCCAGGGAAATACTCATTCCCATCCGAGACCCCAGCTGGAGCTACAAGATACTTGGCAATCTCAACGGGGAGCGCAACCTTGGCCTGTCTGTACAGCCCACGCCATTTTTGCTGCAGTTGGTATCTTTCCGCATCGATCTTTTCTTGCTTCACCTTTTCTTCCGTAGCCAGGATGCGCTGACCTTCCTTGATCATGCTTAAGATTCTTGATTCATCCTTGTCCATTTTTCCTCTTTTCTCTTTCTTCTTTTCTTTGGATTGCCGCCGCCTTCCTGCGATCGTGACGGTTGGGCACGTAATACCGTTTTGGCTTGACCACTTCCGGGACAGTTACGTCCTGATCCTCAAGCTTTACAACCTTTGCATCAGGAGGCTGATCAGACATGGCTAGTCCTTTCAGGGACGGCCACAACGTGGAACTTGCGGCGCTCCTCATCGAACCTGTCGACAAAATCGGAGGTGCATTCGATCACTTCCAACCCCTCCCCTTCAAGGAAAGCGGTCAGCTTCTCGGAGAATGCCTCGGTCTTGTCCTGATCAGCGATGACGCGGATCTGTATGGTGCCTGGTAACGTTCGTCTACCCATGTGTCCTCCAATTCATTCCGATGCCAATTTTGTGATTCGTTTCACCAGTTCAACAGCCGGGCAATCCTGGCACATCTTTACCGATGCCATATCAGACAGCTCACAGCTATTACAGGTCGCCTTAGCCGCCTCTTCGATCAGCGACCATGCCGGTGCAATGCCTTCCTTGCTCAAATTGATGAATATTCTGGATGCGTTTTCCGGTTTACCTGCCATTTCCAGTGCCGGGGAAGTCTTGGTTTGTGTAAGATCCCGATCTGTCGATTCTCCATAATGGTTCAAGATCCTTGAGAGAGAGTGTCTGATGCCAAAAACGGTCATCTCTTTTTGCGCATACCGCATCGCCATCTTCACGCGGATCGCATCCGGAAGTTTGAATAATCCATAAATCACGTTGGGGTCGATTGGAAGTTTTCCTGCCGCGAGAAGCTCCTGAATTTCTTGTTCAAATTCGAGGAGTTTTAGTCTTAGGTCGACATGCCCGATAGACCTTCCTACCATTCTGGCAATGTCTCGAATTAACCAACGATTAGCGCGTAATTTACCAAAAGCTCTTGCTTCTTCAACTGCATTCAGATCTGATCTCTGCAGATTGGCGATGATCGCATTCACCAGGTGTTTGCCGTCCTTTGTGTGCGGGGAATCCACAACTGCCTTGATAGTTAGGATCTGCGCTAATTTTGTTGCCCTTAGTCTGCGCTCTCCATCCACCAGGAAGTAAACCGGACCTTTGTGACCTTCAATATTGGTATATGGCCCCTCAACCCTGATCGGTTGTAAAAGACTGTGCTTTACGATCGACTCCGATAATCCCCGTAACTCTTCCGGGTCAAAATAAGCTCTCGGCTGTTCGGGGTTTGGCAGGATCTGTTCTACGGGCAACAATTCAAAAGTCTCTTCGATTTGGGTCATATCCACTCCTAAATGTTTTCCACTGCCCGTTCCAGGTCTTCCTGGTGGGGCATGGCATACCTGGCGGTCTGTTCGATCTTGCTGTGACGCGCCAGCTGCTGCGCAATGACCAAATTACCGGTCTGCTGCAGGATGT